TGAGCCCGGTGATGTCATCGTCTCTAGGGATAAAGACCTGAAGACAGTCCCTGGCCTGCACCTACAGGGCACTGAGATCAGTGAGGTCACCCTGGCCCAGGCGGACCTGGCCTTCTACAGCCAGGTGCTCACCGGGGATGCAGCTGATGGCTACCCAGGTTGCAAAGGCGTTGGCCCGGTGGCAGCCAGCAAGGCATTGGCTGACTGTGAGACCGAGGAAGACATGTGGCTGGCAGTGCAGAAGGCCTACCTCAAGGCAGGTCATGCCCCTGCCTTTGCGGTGCAGATGGCCCGTTGTGCTCGCATCCTCAGGCCAGGGGAGTACGACCACAGCAAGGAGCGCCCAAATCTTTGGTCACCTCCGGCGTAGGGGCAGCCTCAACGCTTGGACAGTGGCCCAATAATCCCAGCAAGGATCTCGATGGCCCGGTACAGCTTGACCACCACACGCCGGGCATTGCCCAGGGCCTCGTCATCCTTGGGGGTAGGGGTCAGGTTGACGATCACCAGGGCGGCGCCGTGCAGCGCAATCACTAAGGCGACGTACTGAGCAAAGCGGTCCATGGTTTAGGGGCAGTTGCCCCACGCTACGGGGGTGGAGCACATTGGCAAGTCAGTACCTGCGCTCCATCACCCGAAGGCGTTCCTCATGGTCCTGAAGCATGACCTGCATCGCGCCAAGGATGGTGGTCGTTTTAGCCTCAAACTTGCCTAGGCCAGCGGCAATTTTCCAGAGAGCAGAGACCCCGGCACCGCCGAGACCAAGAATGGCAGCGAGGGTGGCGGGGTCCACGGACAACAGCTCTACATCGGTGCAGCTTACCGGCTCAGCCCCCTCAGGCAAACACCCGATACGGGGCCACAGGGGTCACCAGGAACGCGGACCAGCCTTCGGGCAGCGGGCCGATGTAGTTGACGTGCCAGCCGGCCTTAGGGGTTGCTGGCGTCACAACAGTGCCGTCTGGGTCGATCACTGCGTCGTCGTTGTAGATGACGCCAACGATGTCCATCGCGTGATCGTGGGTGTACTGGATGTACACGCCAGGCTCGTCGCCCTCGGGCTCGTTGTAGAGGCCGGCGATGAACGCAGCGGAACGGAATGTCGATTCGTCGGGGAAGCGGAGATAGTTAGTTGTCATGGGTCGTTAGGTGGCGGTGAGGGCCTGGAGTTGGGCATTGGGCAATCGGACGGGGTAGTAGGCGAGGCGGGCGATGGTGCCGTTCGGCTGACCAACTCCGCTAAGGCGAGCCCCAATAGTTAGTTGCGTCATATCCATCGGACTTGTTCCAGAGGTGTCTGTAACAGCAGTTGCTCCATTTACCGAAAGCGCAAAGTTGTTAACAGTAAACCCAGCGGCATACTTATTTGGCAATCCTACCGATACTGAGCCAGCATCTATATATGCTTGCTCTGCTGCTATATATGTAATGTATAAGTAAGGGTCAGCACCTACAGAGAAAATCTTGATTTGGTTACTGGTAGTACCGTTGTTTACTTTAAGGAAAATTGCATTGTTGAAATGTGAACTCCCTTTGTGATTGGCGTTAACAAAGAAACTGCCAGCACTCTGGTTATACCAACTCGAAAAGTTAGTCCCCGTCATGCTCGCCACATCAGCAGCGCGGGTGACGGTAGAGCCGGATGTGGGGATGTAGGAGGTGGAAAAAGCACTCCCAATTTCCACTTGAAATCCATAAAAATCTACGCCAGAGGTGCCGTCTCCTACAAATGTAGATTGCCCTGAATTATTTAGAACAATGCAGTAAGGAAAAGTATCATTGGCACCGCCGCCGCCGCCATTGATCCACTGCCATGTCAGCCTAAACCACCCATCGGCTAATTTAACGAGTCCAGTTGGGAATGTAGTTGCATTTCCAGCGGTATAACTGCCGATTCCACTAAGATCAACAGTAAAATCATTCGCGCCGAAATTATTGCAACCAATGGAAATTCTTGAATATCCAGCAGGTCTAACGAACATACTAAAAGCATAGTTTCCAGTCCCATACTGCATGTATCTCTGCCACCCATGCACTTCATTGGCAGTGGTAGGAGTTAAGCGTTTTGCATTAGTTCCAAGCAGCGGATCTACTGTTGCACTTGAGGAAATCTTTGGGTTGGTTGGAGCCCAGTTAAAGCTATTGCTGTTGGGTTCGCTGTTCGTCCTGTCCTCCTCCACCAACAGCCCAAGGCTTTCCCCCGTCGCGGGGTTGTGATCGAAGCGGGGGACGTTAGCGGCGGCTGTTTTAATCAGGCCATCAGCACCGACGTAGGTGCCCGATGTGGCGCGGGTGTATGTGACCCGTGGGTCGAGAGCCTTGGTCTTGGCGAAGTCCAGGTTCAGCGTGGGCCGGACGGTTGGGTAGAGGGCTTTGATGGTCATTGGATTAGCTCCACGCGGCGGTAGCGATTGCCGCCACCTTTGGGTCTTCGGCACTCAAGTCTGCATCCTTTTCAAGAACATGACGGTGATACGAGGTAGATAACACTTCGCCATCCTCAAGGACGCGGGTGGCCTGGCGGACCTGGATGGAACCAGATTCCAGGACTTCAATTTTGTCGATGACAACTTCTTTGATGAGAGCCATTTTAGGAATTGCCGACTGGCAGGAACGGGTTTAATGGAAATAGTTTTGAGCCGTTACGGGCTGGGAGTTAGACATAATATGTAACAGAAAAAACAAGAGCTGTTTCTGATGCATTAGCCTTTTGAAAATAGATTCTATTATTTGTGTATGCCACTATTGCGCCATTATCTGAGGCTGGAGTACTGTCTGTCGCATAACCGACAGTAATAGCCCCCGGAGTAAAAGGCAATCCTCCGATGCTGTCCAGCGCAGACCAACCGACAGTACCTCCAGTTTGGAATAGATTTAAGTGAACTATTCGTCCAACTTTTGTGTATGCTGCTGTAAAAGTTGGGGATGTCCAAGTATTAAAAGTGTCTTGCGTTGGCGTCCACGTCCCCTCTTCATAATCGTCCAGCGTGTTTGGATCGGCGCTGGCGACGGCGGTTGCGGGGAACTTGATGCCAGCGGCAATGTCTAGTCCCCCACTTGTGACATAAAGTCCACCAAGATACCCAATGTATGCTCGTTCGGCGCTATTTGTAAAAAAGCTAAGGTGCCCGGTTGCGTCGTTGTACCTTATTCTTGTGCCAGTACCGTAGAAATACAAATTGGCAAAATTGCTTCCATCTATGCGGATGTTTACTGCATCTTGAATATCGCATCTGTAGCCAGGGGTGCTGACTCCAAAGCCCGTGCGACCTGAAGCATCCACAAACACCCGCCCAGTGCCACCCGTACTGATTGCAAACTGGTCAGCTCCAGGGCTGTAGAAGCCGGTGTTGGAGTCACCCGTAAAGCTGATTGATGGAGCAACAGCGGAGCCAAGATTGACGCTTGCCGTGCCAATGCTCACCCCGTCCGAATCCTGAAACGCCATCGTGCCCAGGAGTCCATTGATCGGCACTTGGTTCGGGTCGGTGCCGATGTCAACTTGGGTGACGACTGGGTAAGCGGTAGCCAACGACGACTCACGCACCAGCAGAAGATTGACCCCAGTGTTGAAGGCGTCTTGGATGCCGATGTCCCCAACGGAGCTGTAAATATTGCGGGCCAAGACATCCAGATCACCGCCAAGCTCAGGGCTGGTATCAGAAACAAGGTTGACGCTGATGGACTGTGGATCAATAGAGACAAAGCCAACCTGTTGGTCAACGGTGAACGTGTCGCCAACCTTGAACTTGCCGCTCTGGTCGGTACTGGTCAGCCAAACCTTGCCACCGTTGCGGCTGATGGCCTCGTTGGCCTCGATGGGCACCCCACCGTTCTCCGGCAGTGCCCGGTAATCAGTGCCAGACCCGGCGTACTCCATCGTGTGGGACGCGGTGCTAACCATCGACCGCAGATAGAAGCGCCACTGGGTTCCGCTTGGGACAGTGACATCAAGACCTAGGTTTTGAGCCCTGTTGCTGGGGTTTGGGCGACTGATGGTGACGTTCCACCCGGCTCCGTTGACCCCAGAGTTGAGGATTGGGTAGAGGTAGGTTGTGGCGCCTA